ATAAGAATCACCGGTAGAGGTTGTTACAGGTTTCATAAGTACTGGATTTTGTAGAATAATAATTGGATCACCATCATTCTCATCTATCATAATAAGTGATAGAATCTCTTCACTTGATACTAATTTTAAAATACAATAGAACTCTTCTCCCATATTAATCTTTAAGTGGTATGTTTACAATATCGTAATTAAAGTTTTCTTCTGCATAAATCTTAATTCTTTCAATTAAGTGATTAAGTGTATAATTCTTTCTTGACTTGTAACTAATATCATCAGCAATATCATATAAAGTTGCTCTTACTTTATTATCTCCTTTTCTTAAGACTCTTCCGATTGATTGGAGATTTCTTATTCTTGATTTACTAGGAGAAGCAAATATAACATTATGAAGATTTCTGATATTGACACCAGTAGAAAAAGTGCCGTAGGAAGCAACGATGATTGCATTATTCTCTCTTTCGGTAATTTCCCTAACTAATTCTCGTTCTTCAGTAGCAACCCCTCCATGAACAAAGAATACGTGTCTATTGTCAGTTTTGCTATTATTTATGAGTTCGTAAAGTGGTTGCCCGTGACCCTCTACTCTGGCAAAAAGAACAAGAGTATTTCCCTTCAAGTCAAGAGCAAGATTTTTAATAAAGTTATTTCTTTTTTGATGAGTAATAATATACTGAACCTCATCCTCAAATACTTCAAATCTGTGAGGAGGATGCTTCAGTAGTAGAACTTTAATATCTAATTTAGCAAGATGACCTTTCTGCATCAGTTCATCTGTCTTAATAATCTTATATGAAGGTCCAAATAAACCTTCCAAAACCCACTTATGAGTTTGAGACCCATCCAGTGTTCCGGTGAATCCAAAACGATATTTTGCATCACAAAGTTTCGTCATTATAGATATTAATGACTTGGATTTAAACTGGTGTGCCTCATCTCCTACGACTACATTAAATCTGGAAAAATACTGCTTGGGAAGTTTGTAAATAGACTGCCAGGTGGTAATAATAACTTGGGAATCAGTTTCTCTTTCCTTACCAGCGTATATCTTGTGGCAGTATGAACCAACATCAAACCCATAACTTGCAAAATCTTTATACATTTGTTCTACAAGGGAAGTCGTTGGAACAACTACGAGAATATTTTGTTCTTTCTCAACATAATATCTCACAATACCATATATCATCAAAGACTTTCCAGAAGCAGTTGGAGATATCAATAATTTACGATTATATTTTAAAGCGTCGTATACTCCCTCAATTTGGTAATCGCGTGGAATATGGGAGCAAATAGAATTTAAATAATCCTTTACACCTTCTTTTGAAATATTTTCATTTATCTCAAAGGGGAGTCCATAAAACTTATTATTCACAAATTCATAAGTATAATCGTGGTCTTTACAGAACTGAATCACTCTATCTAAGAGTCCAATATAAATTTCTCTTGTGTCTACATTAAACAAATATATACGACCATCCCACCATTTATTTTTATATGCAGGAGAAAATTTTGCATTAGGAACTTCAAATTGAAAAGAGTCCTTTAATTCATAATAAATATGAGGTTCTGCAGTAATATGTAAATATACTTCATTCTTTTTTTCTATGACCAAATTGACCATTTACAAAATTTCAGTTATAGATATTTATTTCGATAAAAACCGACCCTTATCATCTCTTTTTTTATTTAAAGTTGTATTTTGACCTTTTCTTTCTTTATTAATTCTAATCATATTTTCTCTCCTTCTTTGTCTCTCTTCTTCACTAACATTTAATTTATATCCCTTTCCCTTCTTCTCATTCATCATTTTTGCTCTATTGGAAAGAATATCTCTTTGTTCTTCACTCAAAGTTTGTTTTGCTCCTTTTGGGCACCCAGTTATTTTTAACTTTGTCCCCTCCAAATGCTTATAACCTAAACAACCATCTCCACCTTTTGTTAGGTTATAATCTGGTTTAAAATAATCAATCCAATATTTTTCTCTTTCATTTAAAAGTTTTTTATCATCACCACTCTCTATTTCTTCAACTATAAAAAATTTTTCACCATACTTTCTAATTGCCGAATGGAGATATGTATGTCTTTCTTTATTTTGTCTTGATGCTCTTATATGATTCCTTAACCTTACTTCAATTTCATTTATTGTAAAACCAATGTAAATTTTATTATTTTTTAAATTGGTTATTTTGTAAATATATGCCATTTAAAATATCCACTCATACTCCTATTTATACAAAATAATACACATAAAAAGGTGGGTAAGTTTTCATTTTATTTTTATTTAGTTATACCCTGCCGTAAACTTGTGCCAGTCTATAGCGTTCTTGATGGAGTAATTGCGATTGGTAATCATCTTAATGACTTCTTCAAGAAACTTAAGCATAACATCATAATATCTAATCTTTAAATCAATCTTAGACAGTCTCTCATCAGCGTCCATATGCCTCTGTATGGCGTCCTTTTCTCTTACCTTATACGGAAATGGTTCTTCGGCATAGACCTCTGCTGTTGCCTTTCCCGTGTAGTAGTTATAGCGTTCCAACCTAACTCTATTATGTGTTTCTCTTGCCTTTTCACGAAGAAGAGTGATGGTATTATATAAGGTATAATATTTGGAGTGGAGTTGAGGTATTTTTAAAGATTCATCGTGTAAGTTATCAGGGTCTATGACAGAATCTCTTTGCCACATTTCCTGAATTTCATCTAGACTGAGGTTCATAAGGGTTGATTATTATTATCAAGGATATTATACACAGTATACTTGAAAGATACGTCTGCTGTAAAGTACTGAATGTCGGTTTGTGTGGCATCAAACTCAAGAGAACTTAATGATACTGGAAATAAATCCTTGAATTTTACTACGGCAGTTGTGTTATAGTTACTATTCAGAATATAAAGACTTCCATCACTAAATGCTCTTTTGGGGTCTTGTACTTGTGTTGTGTCGTTTACTATAGTTATTAAATCTTTATATTGCTGTGTTGTTTCCGGAAATCCAAGACCAGTCAACCAATTATGAACTGCCATATAGTTCTCCATGTTCTCATCAACCAAAAATCTTAGAGATAAATCACCATAGGTAATTTTATCACCAGGAACATCAATATCTTTTAGGTATGATGGTTGGATGTTGAGAGATAATGTAATTTCTGGTATTCTTGCCGTATTGCAGAAAAAGGCAACTTTAGGTTCTTTTGCTAATGAAAACTTAAACCCAACTGGTGATAGAAAGTTTCTATTATCAATTTGGTTGGGGAAGGAGCAAGGCATTTTTATTTTTATTTAGAGTGATTTGTATATTAAGTTACTTTAGATACTTTATAACCCTTATGTTGCTTTTGCCTTCCTCTTGCCACATGCATCATATTTCCTGGGTCTAAACCTCTTTCTAAGGAATATTGGCGTAGATTTGTTATAATGACTTCTTCTCCCTCTGGTGTGATTATTTTCCAAGTTTTTTCATTTGCCTCTCTTGCTTTTTGCTTTTGGTAGTCTGTTTGTTCTTTTCCTATATTGGCATTTCTTATTTTTTCAATAGTTTCTGGTGAAAGTTTTTTACCAAGATGCTTTTGTCTATTTTTTTCTTTAGATTCTTCAGTATGTTTTTTGCCTAGTAGGGGATGAATTCTTCCTTCGGCATATCCTTTTTTTACAGACTCACTTACTTTATTTCTAACTTCTTCATTTTTCATTGGATTTTTATCTCCAGCAAATCTACTTGGATTTAGTTTGGATGGATTAAACCTTGACGACCAACCGACACCTTTATCGTTCCAGTTCATGCATAAAGGATTTGATATATTTTGTTCTATTAAAAGAGTTTCTTTTTCTATTAGTTCTTTATCATTATTACAATATTCAAGTATTTCTCTCGAAAGATTTGATTTTTCTTTTATTGATTTCACCCATCTTCCACTGCCCAAATATCCATCATTTATATTTTTAGTTGAGTGCCTTCCGATATAATATTTTCCAGAAATATGTGTGGTCTTGTATATAAAATGTTGCATAAAAAAAGAGAGTCGTAAGACTCTCTTATTTATACTAGTAATCACATTAGGTTTATAACCTTACATGAGATTTGCAACTTTGACTCTCCTGTAATAAGCGTTGAGGTTGTTATTAAGAGCACCCTGACCCACGGTTGTACCTTCAGCGAATGGATTGGCGACCATGCCGTAGCGGGTCTTAAATCCGATTTTTGGTTGGAAGGTGTTCTCACCAACGGCACGAACCATTTGGAGAGGAACATAAGGGCAGTAGAATAGACCTGCGTCATAAGGTGAAGAACCCTTATAACCAACAACGTAGAACTGATTAGGAGCAACGTTTGCCGAATATGGGTCAATATAAACCTTATACTTACCTTGAAGAACGCCAGCAAAGGTA